GACAGACGCCGACTTGGTGTTAACTACAGCCATGGTTCATGACCTCCTTAAGCACACGTGATCTGAACGATCTTGCCTTCTTCGAGGCGCGTGGCCCCAAAGGTGGCAGCCGCATAGACCGTGGTGGGGTTCTTCTCGAGCGTGGGCTGCTCGTTCACGAAGGTCTGGATGTCGTTCCAGATGCCGAGGTGAACGCCGGACTTCACGTAGACCGGAACCAGCGCGTTGCTCGACGAGAGCGGCACGCGGTTGCAGATCTTGATGTCCATGCCGAGGATGCGCGTCACGCGGCCCGACTCGATCACAGCCTCACCGCGGTTGAAGTCCGCCGAGATGATCTGGATTTCGTTCAGGAGCGCGTCGTGCTGCTTGGCATTGACCACGACCGTCGGACGCTCGCCCATCACGTCAACTTCGTTGGCGATCAGGATGCGCAGCGCCTCACGCAGCTTGGCGACGTTCAGCGAGGACGAAGTGCCGCCCACGTTGATGCCGACCTGCTGGGCCGCCGGGAAGGTGACGGCGGTTGAGCCGGTCTTGCCCGTGTTGGCCGACGCATAGAGCGAGGCGAGGATCGTGTCATCCATCTGGCGGCCGATGGCGTTGACCGCGTTCTGGACGTAGCTGGACTGCGGATCGATCAGCATCCGCACCTTGTCGTCGCTATCGACGATTTCGGCCTGCGTGATGTAATCGACCGGATAGACCCAGCGACGGGTCTCCGGGCTGTCCTGGACGACGATGGGCGCGCCACGGCCCGAACGGATGGACGCCGAGATGGCGCCGATCTGCTCGACAGGGACGGCGCTTTCGCCGCGATGCGAACCGATGCTCACGGTATCGCGAAGCAGCGAACCCTTCTGCTGAAGGAGAAGCTGCACATTGGTGGTGAACTGCGTCACATAGTGCGCAGAGACGTTGACACCCATGGTTTGGGTTTCCTTTCGCTTGATTGGGGATCAGGCGAAGGACTTGTCCGTGCGGTCAGACGCGCGACTTCACAGCGGGGCACGAGGGCTTGTCCGCTCTGTCAGGCGTCGATTGATACGGGGTCGGCTTCTAGCGTTTAGCGCCCGCGTCGGCGGTTGCGGTCTTTCCCGCAGTCAGTGTCGGGCGGGGCTTCTCAGCCTTGTCGCCCTCCGAAATCCATGTCTCAAGCGCAGCAGCGGTCTCGATGATGTGCCGCGCTTCCTTGCCGTGCGCGTAGCACAGCTTCACCAGTTCCAGACGGAGGCTCACGCCACGCCCGTCGCGATCTTCTGAAGGTTCTCCATCTCGGCCTTCTTGCCGGAGTCGCCTTCAAGGTAGCTCCTGCGCCACACAGGATCGTTGCCAAGCTCGGCAATGCGCGCCCGCGCCATCTCAGGCGTCATCTGGCCCTGCGGCCCCTTGCCCTCGATGAACCCGGCTTCCTTGCCGAACTTCGAGCCGAGGCTATTCATGATCTCCATGGCGCGCGTGTAGCCGAAAGTTTCGACAAACGCGGCGCTTTCCTCTTTCGTCAGCTTGGCCGCAATGCCCGCACGCTGCGCGTCAGCCACATAGGCATCATAATCCTTGCCCAGCTTCGCACGCAGCGCCGTCACGTCGCGTTCCAGCGCGGCCTGCGCCTCCGCCTCGGCGCCGCCTTCCTCGCTTGCAGCGGCAGCAGAGAGCGCCTGATAGCCCGCGACCAGCGTGTTCCACTGTGCCGGCGTCAGCCGCGCCTTGGCCGCCAGGTCGCTCATCGCCCCGACAAAGCCGGGGTCCAGATCAGGCGTTCCCTCAACGGGCTTCACCTGACTGGCGTATTCCTCGGGCTTGTCCAGCGCGCCGAGCTTCTTCCACACATCGGCCCACGCCGGGTCGTTCTCATCCTTCGGCAGCGCGATCTTGTCGCCGCCCAGCAGCTTCTCAAGGTTCGCGTAGGACTCCACAGCCTGCTCAGGCTTGGCCCACTTCTTCGCCGCAATGACGCTCTGCGCCGCCGGGCTGAAATCCTTTGCCCAGTCGGGCAAGCCTTCCGTCGTCTGAGTTACCGTCTCAGCAGGGGCCGCAGCTTGTCCCGCCGTCGCTTCCGCGCCGGTTGTCGGGGAACCCCCGGCCAGCACGCTCGCCGCTTCACTCATCCTGTTCTGCCTCGCTCAATTCCTGCACCCGACTTTCGGGGAGGTTCAACATCGTCTGAATGCGCAGCCACACTTCACGCCGGCCTTCGCGGAAGGCATGCACGCGCGCATCAGGATCAAAGGTCGATGTCCTCGCCCGGCAGAACCGCGCGAGGTCTTTCAGAACCCGCTCAGCCTGCGGCCCACGGAATGTGTCGATATAGGCCGCCCGCCTTGTCCGCAGACGAGAGAACAGGCTCACGCCGCCACCTTGCTCAGCCCGGCCACCGTCTGGCCTATCGCAGGGCCTGCCGCCATCGCGGCCTGTGCCGCCTGCTGGTCCGCCCGCTGCTTGCGGATCGCGTCAACCTCTTCCTCGCTACGCAGGATGCGGTTCGGCGCGCCGTTGGCGTTGTGGGTCACGCGGACCACCTCGTCGCCATCGATCAGGTCGAACACGTCAGGCTGGATTTCAGCCAGCGGGGCGAGCTGCGCCATCATGCGCTGCACCGCCAAGGCATCCTCAGCACGCGCCGCATTGCTCAGCGGCGACTTGTATTCGATCTCGTATTCGCCACCCATCTCCAGCAACTCGGGCGGAACGGGCGGCAACAGGTTGGCGCGCGCCAGAAGGTCAATCTCGCGCTCGATGATCGGCCCAAGGAACTCGCTGTGCTGGCGGCCCATCACCGGGGTCAGCAAAGCGCCCTTCTCGCGCGCGCGCTCCAGAACCTCGGTCGCCGTCATCTTGGGCGACTCCACGAGGATCTGGAACAAACTCACCAGAAACGCATCATTGATGCCAGAGCGGACCTGCTCCGTCATGGCCTGGTCGATGTCGAGACGCGCACCGTTCTGGAGCGGCTGCACACGCGGCCGGCCGTTCTCGTCAATGCCACCACCGATCAGTGCGCCCGGGCGCACGTTCAGCGGCGTCAGCACGCCATCGTCGGCCAGCAACAGGCTCGGATCATTGGCGTAGTGCCACGACTTCGCCCGCGCCTTGGCGGCCTCGTTCAGCATCTTCACGTCGGGCAGCGCCGACATGCCGGGCGAGCGGCCGTAAATCTCCCGGGGCGCCGTCACGTAGCGCGAGATCGCCCACGGGAACGACCAGTAGCCGCCCTCGTCCACGATGAACGAATACTCAGGCAGAACGTAAACGCTCTTCCACGGCATGCCCGACGCATCCTCGCGCCCCGGAACCGGGTCTGCGTTCGGCGTCGTGCAATGCAGGCAGATGATCTCTGACGTGTCCGGCTTCTTGTCAGCCAGATCGAGAACCTTGGCCGGGATGCGCTCCTTGGGGAACGCCTGCACGACCTGACGCGCCGTCATCGTGTATTTGCGGTGAACCGTATCTATCCGCCCCCAGGCATCCTCAGCGAAATAGGTCTCGCTCAGATGGTTGAGGCGATACCACAGCGGCGAATTGGGCGCGCTGGCGCAGTAGAGCGCCGTCGTGCCGAACACGCCGAGGCCCATGTAGCCCTCATGCACGTTGCTCGCGAACGCAGCACGGGGCGAATACCTCAGATCGTAGAGCTTCTGGTTGACCGCATCGAACCACTCACCGATGGGCCCGCCCTCGCCTTCCGGCAGGCCCTTGGGCTTCAGCTTGTGCCAGAGCTGCGTGCGCGGCGTCAGGATGCTTTCCATGATCGCAGCGAACCGCTCGGCTGCATAGACCGCAGTCGAGTCGAACACCTTGGCCGTGCGCTTCTGGCCGGGCTGCTTGCGCCCGAAGAAGTCGTCCTGACGCGGGAGAATGCGCTCGGCAACCTCCTGCCAATGGCTTTCCCAAGGCGCGCGGGCGCTTTCCATCGCCGCTTGCTTGGCGAGGATCAGCGCGACTTGTTCCGACATCAGTAGCTAGGGCTCACCGGGCGGCCACCACCACCGCCGCCGCCACCACCGCCCACACCGCCGTCACTTCCACCGCCACCACCGGGCGCGCCACCGACCCCACCCGGCGACGTGCCTAGAATGCCAGCGGCCGTGCCAGCACCGAGCGAACCCTTGCGACGCCCGAACAGCATGGTCGACAGCCGCCCCCTGCGACGGCGCAGACGAAGCGCCTCTTCCATCGACGTGATGGCCGCGTCCTGCGGCGTCACCGTCGGCTGCGGCTTGGGGATCTTGGGGGTTTTGAACAGGCCGCTCATTCTTCACCCTCGCCGCTTACAAAGCGCCACAGGTTGGCCGCTTGGTTTTCCACCGAATAGTGCTTGACCTCTGCAAACTTGGCCTGCTCAAGCGCGAGGCGAACGCACTCAAGGCGAGCCTCAAGAAGGTCGCGAGCGGGAGTGCCGTCACTCAGGAGTTGGCGGATGCTGCGAGTGCTCATTCAGAAAACCTCATCGAGATAGTTCGAGCCTTGGGCCATCATCGGACCGCGCGGCTCAGTCGGCGGCTTCCTCGCTA